TCATCTCGCACTCGCTGTTCTATTGGTTGAAAAATTTCAGTTTTCCCCTTCGAAAACCAATTACCCAAATAACCAGCTCCTGTAGTCATGACTAAGTGTCCTATAGTTCCGTAACCATTAATCGCTTCATAATCAGTTAGGGTTCTAGCCTCTCGATCCGCAGGTAAACGTTTCTTATAATGTTCGAAAGCATTAATAGAATATCTAATAGGAACCACTCTCTGCGCCTGGCGCTCATATTTTTGTGCTCCAGTAAAAAGAGGGTGCACATAATTATCTCCCACTTTCACGGCTTTCTTAACACTAGGTAAGAATTCATTTCGCCAATTCTGATGCACAAAAGCCCGGTCATGGATAACAATAGGTAAAAACTTAGTGTCTTCAGGTGTAAAGCGCTGCAAAGGTTCATTATTCACAGTCAACTTGCCTAATAATGGCATAGTGTCCGCATTCCAATACTTCTCCACAATCGATGGAATTGCATCTAACTTAACATCCTTCATTTCTAACACAGAAAAAGGCTCTATGTGATCAACAGGATCACACATACTACAGATAAAATCTTTAGCTTCATCTAAACTTTCTCTAATTAAAGGCGTCATAGCTATATTAATATCTTCACACTCCTTAATACCTACTGTGTGCATTCCTAAAATTACGTGTTGCGCCTGAATAGCTGAATGAACATACACTCTACCACAATCACCACCTTGCGACATAATAGCCATTTTACCCAAAATGTGATATTTACCTATAAGATCACGCGCATCTTTATAAAGATACGCGTGACCATAATCCAATATCACCTTTTGACCCAATAAACCGCTCTGAGGTGCAAGTAAATATGCTAACTGTCTAGAATGCGCATAAAAAGCAAAATTTTCAACAGTCATTAAATGATTCCAAATTGATTTAGCTCCAAAAATAGGATTACCATGCAAATAAACTAGACGAGCGTCCAACTTCTTATCCGCAAAAGAATCAACTCCATTCAACTGAACTGAATTTTGAGGTGTAATAGAAATTGGCATAAAGGCAGAATTCACCACACCTTTTCGCCTAATCTCCAACTGAAAATGAGCTCCAAAATCACCTTTCCTTCTCGCATCCTCATATGCGACGAAGTAATGATCCGGAATAATAATATACCTGGAGTCCATAGCTACACAGTTCATTTTAAAGACCTGTTCAGCTGTATGCAATCTAATAAATCTCATATTATTTGAAACAATAGTTTGTCTTTCATTCATCTGTTGTGTTGCCTTAAAGGCTCTATTAGTATAAGGTACTCTAGAAGGGGCTTGATTCTTCACTACTTTAGCATTATCATAATGAGGACC